CTCTGCGGTGTCGAGGCGTCCGTCGAGGGCGCTGTCGGCTGCTTCGAGTGTCGCCACGGCCGAGCTGAGGGCGCTGGAGGCGCTATTGGCGAGGGTGGTGATGGCTCCGTTGAGGCTGGAGTCTGCGGCCTGGAAGGCGCTCACAACCTCCGTCAACGAATCAAGCGATCCTTGTGTGGTGTTCGAGAGGACCGAATCAATGCGTGAACCGAGGGCTTGCTCCGCTGCGACGGCGCGGGAGTTTTCGGAGCTGATGCTGGAGTTCAGCGTCGAAACTTCGGAGGCGAGGTCGGCGTTGGTAGCGAAGTGGCCTTCGCCGCCGATGACAACTGAGGTCGAGCCATTGCCGATCCAGAGTTTGTCGTCAACGAAGCTATGGGCCAACTCGCCGAGAGCGAGGCCGGTAGGGGCGCCGGAGGCACCTGTGAGTCTGCGTTTAATGCGTAGGGTATTAGCCATGATGTTTTGGGGGTATTGTGGGTTGTTACTGCGGGGTGGTCCTAAAACTCACCGCCGTCCGTGTCGGACGAGATGGGCTTGTAGGAAAGGGTGTCCACATCCCAGCGGTGCGGGATGTTGGTATCTGCGGGAAAGTAAATGCGGGCGACGGTGCCGGGGTTCGGGAAATCGGCCACGGAGTCGAAGCGCTGCACATCGTCAAAGTCGTCGGGAATCATCGCGCCGGAGATTTGACCCGAGGAGTCGAGCTGCGCGTTTTGCGCAGTGGTCGAGATCATGCTGCCGGTCAATGGATCAAAGGCGATCTGTCCCATGTTATGCGAAAGGCGGAAACTGAATAAACGATCCGGAGATCGAGGCGTTATCAGTAGTCGGCGTGCCGCCAAAGTAGGTAACTTTCACGCGAGCCACCGCTGTGCCGCCGAAAGAATACTGCGTGTAGTCGGTGTTATTTGTGGAGCCAACACGCACAATGCTGAAGGCATCGTAAAGAGGAAGAGGAAAACCTGTGGTGACGCGCAGAGCCCCATCAGGAGTGGCCTGGACGGGTTGCACGATGCCTGAAGAGGAACGGGCGGCGATCTGAATGGTGGGGTTACTCATGTCGTTAATTTAATTATGGGAGAGGGTGTCAAGGGGGGTGTTATTGGAAGCTGGCGGAGTAGCGGCGGACCTCGCCTCGGCGGAGCCACGCGTCGTCCATGCGTTGTTGCAGGATACCTTCGGCGCGAGAGAACTGGTAGTTGGCTTTGTCCATCTGGCCGTCCTCGGAAAGCGTCTCAGCGAGCGCGTAGAACTTGAGGTAATCGGCGAGGAAGGCCGGGATGCGATGGCGTAGCCAGAACTCCTCGGAGGTCGGGAGATTGCCGGTCGTGTCAGCGATGGATTCGTAGCAATCGCCGGTGGTGTTGTAGTAAACGAGATCGCCCGCTGCGTAAGCGGTGGAGGCGTTGAAAGCGGTCGCTGTGAAACGGGGCTGAGGCAGCGAGAACTCGACCCAGACTTGACCGGAGATGTAGTCCGTATCGGTGATGAGGATGCGGTCTTCGGTGACGACGAAATCCAACGACAGCGTGACGCGGCCTTCGTCGGGCTTGATGTCATACACCTTAAGCACATTCCCAATGGCCTTCATGCCTGGAGCCAAAAGCGGGATGTAGGGGATGAACTCCTCGGCAGGCGCATTCGTGCTTGTCTCAATGTAGGTCGCGGTCGTGCGGTTATTCCACGCGACATCCACGGCGGTGTCGATATTCAGCATATCGCCCGCTGCGGTCGTGGTGACGCGCTTGATGCGCCACACAGGGTCCGCAAATTGCGATCCCTGCAAGGCACGGCCGATGTAGGATGTCGTGCCGACATAATCGCTCTCGTAGGTATAAAGCCCCGGCGCATAGCCCTCGCCCACCGGCGTGCGGGCCTCGGTGAGATAGACATCCGGCCAGTCAAAGAAGGTCCAAGCCGTCGCGGCAGCGGTGGTCAAATACTCCGCCAGCGCCGTGGCTTGAGAAGCCATGAGCGGCTGGTCGGGATCGATGCCCATGCGGGAGATCACGCCATCGCGGACTTTTTTGTAGGGGATGGATTTCACTGTGCGCCTCCTTGTTGCAACGCTGGCAAGGTGCCTTGGCGGCCTATCTGGGCGTTTTGCTGTTGTTGAAGCTGGAAGTTAAAACCCTTCATTCGCGCCTCGATCATGTTCCGGAAAATCTCGTCCTGCTGCATGCGCTGTTGCAGGGCGGGGTTTGCCTGGATGATGCCTTGGAGGACTTGGGCGCGGAGCTGGTGGTTCTGCCCTTCTTGCGGCAACTCGGGCTCGGTGCCTGCGGCAATCTTCGTAAAGGCAAGTTGCTCTTCGTTGGACTCGATGGCGGCGGCGGGGCCGGGGTCGCGCACCAAAATATCGGCGAGGTTTGGGTCAACCGCAGCCATGATGAATTTGACGAGCCCGGCGCGGTCGATGACACCGGCGACATCCATTGGCACGATGGCCTGGGAGATATAGTTCAGCTTCACGCCGAGGGCTTCGGCGTCGAGGTTCTTGGCGTCCCAATCAATGATGAGGTCAAACTTGCCTTGGATGCTTTCGCGGTCGGCTTGGAAGGGGAGAGCCTGCCCGCCTGAGACGCGGAGGATTTGCACCGGCAGCATGTATTGCTGCATGAGCTGGTAGGTCTGCGTGACGATGGCCTTGAAGTCGCGGAGCCAGCGATCAACCGTGTGCTGGGTGACGAGGGCGACATAGTTGGGATCGACTCCATCGCCTGCCATGCCGAAGTATTCATTCACATCGCGGCGCACGGCGCGTTCGATCTCGATGGTTCCCTGGTCGAAGGGCGGCGGCTGCATCCAGCCAAACTCATTTGGGCGGCGTTCGGGTATTTGCACGGCGGGGCCGAGCACGATGTCAAGTTTCCCCCTATTGCTCGGTATGCGCATGGGAGGAAGGATGGCGATTCCGGCGCGATCTGTGCGGTAGTCGCGCTGGCATTTGATTTCGGCCTGCATCGTCGATACGATCTCGGGGATGCCACGGGCTTCCAGAATGCACCGGCTCACACGCTCGCGGGCCAACTCGATGAAGGGATACTCGCCGTGCGAGTAGGGGGAAATCTCCTCCTTGGCGAAGATGTCCACATTTGGGTGCATGACGCGGCACATGACCTTTGTCGCGCCGGTCTTCTCGTCAGTCTCCTTGCTGTAAACATGCCAGATTTCCACCAGGTCGCGGTGGTCTTGCCAGAGTATGCTGTCGCGGCGGTTGTGGTTCTGCTGCGAGTAAACCGGCCAGAGGCTTGCGCCTTTGTAGTTCTTGGCCTTCTCGTAAAATTCGTAGGGGTAGCCTTCGGTGAGCGTGCGTTCCTCCAGCTCCTCGCAAGTCACCATCTCGCGGCGGGCGATCCAGGGGGCGCGTTGCAGGTCGTAGGTGGCAGTGGGGAAAATGATGTCGTTGAAAGGCTCCAACGCCGTCCACTCAGGCTTGCTCTCGAAAATGTAGGGCTCGGTGTATTCCACCGTGCCGCCTTCGCGGAGCTTGCGGATATTGGCGGCGGTGCCGGTGCCGGGGGCGAATTGCTCGGCGAGTTCGATGGCGATTTCTTCTTGGAGCGGGTCAAGGATTGCGCCGATGAGCATTGCGAGCGGCGAGGCGGGGTCGCCCTGCTCTTGGGCCATAAGGATGATGTCTTCCAAGGAGACGGATTTTTCCTCGATGCGCGTCGTTGTTTTCCAAAACACGCCCATGATGGCGAGGCCATAGGTAGCGCGGATGTTGAGGGCGAGTTCGAGTTCGCGCCGGAGGTCGGAGGCGCAGTGCGTGAAGAGCATCCACTTCAGCACAGACTCAGCGGCTGTGCGGGACATGGCGTCGGTGGACTCCACCGGCATCATTTGCAGGCGGGCGGCAAAGGTGGAGGTGAGGCAAAGCTGGGTCTCGCGGTTGCAAACAAGATCGGCAAGGCGGATGCGGCTGTCGGCAGCGCCTTCCCAGGGGAAGACATTTTTGCCGTAGTTGCTGGCCCACTTGCGGCCATCCGAGGACTGCCCGTCCCAGAGCGACATGCGGGTGTCGTAGTTGCGGCTGCGCACGGCGGAGAACCAACTGCCATCGGTGGCGGCTTCGGTGAGCTGGCCTACCCAATACTTCGTGTCGCGGTCTGG